GTTTCGGCTTCTTCGATTAAGCCTTTAACATCGCCGGTTACGCCAGAGTTTACCGACTCCGTAAACGTCAGAATCTCGTCAGCTACTGCCTTGAGTTGCCCTTCGCCATTTCCGCCATAGGGAACAGTGGGGCCAGTTTGCCATTGCATCGCACCGACTTGCCCATAAGGGTGAACGATAGTTAGGTTGCTAAATGCCTGCTTTGTGGTGTTCGCGTCCTCGCCGTAATAGCGGCTGAGAGCAAGCGTAAGATAATACTCCAAGCATCGATCATAGTTGAAAACAATAAAAGCAACGTCGTCAAAAACGTTTGCCGCCTGCTCTTTTGGAAGACCTGCGGTGAGGAGTTGAACGAGCTTAAGGTGCCACGTATCGCCCGCGTCTTGGGGAAAGCGTTTACCTGAAACTTGCAGGCGGGCACTTAGGGGATGAACTCCTCCAATAAGGCTTTCTCTCTCAGCTTTGAGGATCGAGGCGGCAATGCCGATCTTTCCGAGCCTAACAATCGTCGGGTTGGCGCGTTGAGAGTCTAGATACTGATCGATCGAAAGGGCGAAAGGTAGCGCCCTTGAAATAATCCTAGAGGCATCCTGAAACGCGTTATAGGCATCTTGCCGATCTAGCGGCAGTGCCTCGTTAACATACGACATTACAGCGGAATCTACGTGCTCGTTCGCAAACGCGCGCCGTGGGTTATTTGGCTCTAGCCGAATAGCTTCAGCAATCCACGTTTTCAGGCCATCGCCAACCGGAAGAGACAGTTCGGCACTAGCGCCCGCGCCTACAACGAACACCGTTCGCCTACTCAGCATCCGCGATCCTTCGGTTTCTCCGCTCCGGCTAAATACCGGATGCCGAATATTCGTAAGCCGACGAAAATAAAAGAACTAGCCGGAAATCCCGGTAAGCGGACCCTAACCAAGGCAGAACCCAAGCCGTCTGGCCTACCGTCACCGCCTACCGTCATGTCCAAGCGTGGCAAGACCGTGTGGACGCGTCTTGTTACCGCCATGCCTCCCGGCGTCTTCACAGCGACCGATAGCTATGTGCTGGCGGCATACTGCGAGGCGGCTGGTACGCACCAGCTAGCAACCGCCAAGATCGCTGGCGGTGACGTGGAAGTCATCGGCTCAACCGGGCAGGCGAAGCTTAGCCACTGGTTTGGTGTGCAGAGCGATGCCGCGCGCCTACTGGCGACGCTTGGCGCGAAGCTGGGCCTCGATCCGGTAAGCCGCCAGCAGATCAACGCAGGGACGGGGGATCAAGTCGCAGACGAGTTCGGCGATTTGATCCACTAAAATGCTTCGCAATCCGACGCGGGCAAACCGCGTAATCGCATTCCTTGAACAGCTTCCTATCGTTGATGGTCCCGCCGCTGGCCAGAACTTCAAGGTCGATCCATGGCTTGAAGATTGGATTCGTGACATCTACGAACCCGAAGGTGAAGATGGCCTTCGTGTTGTTCGTCGTGCGGTTCTCTCGGTCGCACGAAAGAACGCGAAGAGTTATTGCGTATCCGGGCTGATGCTCTGTCACCTTGTGGGACCTGAAGCACAGGGTAACGGGCAGATTTATTCGTGCGCAGTGGATCGCGAACAGGCGAAAGTTATCTTCCGCATGTGCGCGCAGATGATCCAAATGCGTCCCGCACTGGGAAGATACCTGAAGGTTGTCGAGTCTACTTCGACGATCTTCGTAACGCGCAACGATGTGAAGGGGCGTGGTTCTCGTTATCGCGCGCTATCCGCTGAGACACGCGGTAAGCACGGTCTGGGCGCTGACTTCTTCGTTTACGACGAGTTCGGGGAAGCTCGCGATAGCAATCTATACAACACGCTCTTGGACTCCCAACAGCTTCGCGTTTCGCCGCTCTGTGTCGTAATCAGCACGCAGAACAACGACCCGCAACATCCCCTTAGCTTGCTAATCGATGACGGCTTGAAAGGCGTTGATCCCACCATCGTTTGCCATCTCTACGCAGCCGATGAAGACTGCGACCTAGACGACGAAAAGCAATGGCTGAAGGCTAACCCCGCGTTGCGTCACTGGAAGCCTTACGGACCTATCGCAGTTGCCGCTAAAGAGGCATTGCGTATCCCCGCACAGGAAGCGAACTTTCGGCGTCGCTACCTGAACCAGCGCGTATCCATGCATAGTCCGCTTATCGCGGCTAGCGATTGGAAGAAGGCGGATGCTGGACCATTCCAGTTCGCCAAAAAGGAACCGATCTACCTAGCGCTCGATATGTCCGCGACCACCGATCTTACCGCACTAACGGGGGTGTCCGTGAACGACGGTAGCCGCGTTAAGGCGTGGTATTGGAAGCCTAAAGACTTGATCGACCTACATAGTAAGCGCGACCGTGCGCGTTACGATCTATGGGTTCAACAGGGACACATGATCGCGGCACCGGGTCGCGTCATCAATCCTCGATTGATCGCACAGAAGATCATGGACTTGTGTGAACTGTACGATGTGCGCGGGCTTGTCTTTGACCGCTATCGCACTGGCGAAATCTTGCGCACCTTCGACGATCTTGGCTTTATCGCATCGGAAGACGGTAGTGGGCACCTTCGAATAGTTCCTTGGGGGCAGGGCTTCAAGGATATGTCACCAGCCGTAAACGCGTTCGAAATCGCCATTCTCGAAGGCGACCTTGCCCATGATTCCAACCCGGTAACGACCATGTGCGTTAGTAATGCGGTAGTGGAGGAAGACGCAGCCGGGAACCGGAAGCTCGATAAAGACAAGTCCCGGATGCGTATTGATGGTGCAGTATCGCTGGCCATGGCACTAGGATTGAAGGCGCTAGATCGAAATGCGCCTGCACCTACAAACCCGTGGGATGATCCAAACTTCAAGATGATGGGGTTTTGACCCCGCACTAATCGGACAGTCATCGGACAGGCCAAGCTAAATATTGGATGCATTTCAATATCTTTGGTGGCGGCGAGCGTCGATCCCTCGAAAACCCTAATCGTAGCGTCTCGGATGCCGCTAACTGGTTCGATATCAGCCGTAAAAGTGCGGCAGGCACCGATGTCAGCGAGGAATCTGCACTTGGTGTTCCTGCAATCTGGCAGGCAATCAACTTGATTGCGGGAACCATCGGCCATCTTCCGCTCCACCTCTACAAGATCGATGATAACGGACAGCCAACAAAGGCGGTCAAAGACGCTCTTTATTCCGTCATTCATGACCGCGCGAACGATGTTCACTCGAAGTCTGTGTTCTTCAAGATGCTGGTGTGGCGCGCTTTTGCGGGGCCAAAGGGGCGCGGCATCGCGATCATTCTCCGTGACAAAGTTAAGCGAGTGCGCGGATTTGTCCCGGTTGATGAAACCGTGGTCAAGATTGACCAGAAAATCGTAAACAACCAGCTTGTTCGAACTTACACCATTGGTTCTACCGTCTATCAGGCGAACGACATCATCGACTTCGCGCCGTCGCTCAAACCCGATGGTATCGAGGCTTACGCGCCGATCATCATGCATCGCAACACTATCGGTTCGATGATCGCAGCCGAAGAGTACGCGACAGAGCTATTCGCGAACGGTGGTGTTCCGCCGCTTACGTTGACCGGACCCGCTAGTTCGCCAGCCGCCAGCGAGCGCGCTTCAGAGCAGATCATGGGCGCGATTAAGTCGTCGAAGGACCGCAAGCGAACCGTCTTGCCTATGCCTACCGGCTTCAAGCTCGAAAGCCTTGGTTTCGATCCATCGAAGCAACAGATGATCGAACTTCGTCGGTTCAATATCAGCGAGGCAAGCCGCATCTTCAACGTTGCGCCTGCAATGTTGCACGATCTTACGACCGGCACCTATTCGAATGTCGAGCAGCAGAACATGAACTTCGCGCAGCAGACGATTCTACCTATCGTAAAGATGCTCGAACAGGAACTTAACCTAAAGCTTTTCGGCGTCCGCAACACGACCAACTATGTCGAGTTCAACGTAGATGCGCTGGTTCGTGGCGATCTTCTTTCACGAATGGAAGCCTTGGCGCGTGCCGTCAACTCGGCACTACTGACACCGAACGAAGCTCGCGCGCTCGATAACCGCGAAGCACTGCCGTTTGGTGACAAGCTCTACATGCAAAGCGCCACCACGGCG